CCTTTTAACAGATCAAAATTACCATCAGGAAGAAGAATTAGTTTATCGATTCTGGGTAGATAGAAATCATAATCAAAGACCATTGACTCATTAGGAGTCAGGATTCTATCTGGTTGATTAGTAAAGTCTCTTGCTGTATAAAAGAAAGGTGATACAGTACCAGATGCAGTATTGAATGTAGCAACTCTAGGACGGAAGTCTAGTACATCATGTGCTTCAATGCGTCTAGGACCAATCTGAGGAATATCTTTAGTATATCTTTCCTCATCGTAACTATTGACAGTAAATACATCTCCAGTGTCCCCACTAGGAATGTCGTATCTGTTATAGACGATCAGTAATTGTCTATGAGGAATATATGCTCCTCTGTTTCTAACAATTCTAGAATAATCGTAGTATTGATCTCTCTGACCTTTGTCTAGGAGATAACTGCTAGTGACATCTCTATATTTACCAGGAGTCGCTGCTTGCAATACAGCAGTGGTGCTTGACTCTTCAAATGTCAGCGGTTCTAAAACAGCAAATCTATCGCTGGTTAGATATACCACGCTAATTGTATTGTTACCAGCATCAATAGAAACAACCTTAGCAATACCTTTACTAGTTGATCCGAAGATATTTTCACCGATGATAGCACTGGTAAACACATCATCAGTGGATGTGAAAATCAATTTATCCGTAATTGGAGCATTGCTATCTAAGGATTCGTAAATTGCAACAACATCAGTAGCATCAGGTACATTCAGTGAAATATCTCTGTCCTGAACTCTCAAACCATACAGTTCGCTATGATTCAGACCATCACCAATACTAGTAGCAGGGTCAGTACCTGATGCTCTATTTTTGGATCTGGTAACAGAGACTTGTTGGCAACGCTTAAATTCTTTTACCTTGTTCTTGATGTTTGCCTTGATTACAGTGACATTGACTTTCATGCCTGTCTGAGAGGCATCAAGACCTGTAATTGTAATAGAAGTGCTTGATACTGTTACTTGGTTGTCTTCAATTACCGCAATATTCCCATTGGAGTATTGAACTTGATACCTTTCCTCATCATATTCCGCAAACGACACATCATCAATATTTACAGATGCAATAGGTACAACCAACTGACCAAGTGAGTTAGTAGATTCGTTAGTAACTTGTGCAGACAGTAAGAGGGTAGACCCGGTAAAGTCTACATTAGAAACATTCAGATCAGGAATGACTGAGATCAAAGATGCATTCTCAGTGCTAGTATCTTGAGTACCAATAGTAATTGGTCCTTCAAAAGTCTTAACAGTTCCCTTAAACAAGTTAGTAACTGTTGTCATTGCGCCAACAGTCATGGACTGCAAATCGGCAGCAATTGTCAATACAACATTCTGATATTGATCACCACCTTCTACAAACCTGATAACATCACCAGGACCGAATCTTTGAAAACTATCAATTCTAGGTGCAGTTACTGTTGCTGTTGCACCAGCCTTTGTGATCTTTACATTACCAGTTCCCAATCTGGGAGGAATCCTGTCAGTTAGTTTCTTATTAGCGGCAAAACTACTACCACTTTGAGCGAAGGAGAATATATCATTAACACCAAAAGATGTTACTTGTTCTACAGTTCTAGACAGATCGTCAGTCCCATTAATGAGAAGTTTTTCTCCCGGACGGAATGATCCTGATGTTTGGGTAACTTGAATAGTGCTAGATCCAGCACCTGCTGCTACAGCAAATGCATTTGCGCCGCTTTCTTCGCCAACAATATATGCAGATTCAATAATTTCTGTAGCACTTACATTATCATTTAACTTAAGGGTTGTATATGTCTGAACATCATAGAGATAGAGATCAAATTCAGTAGAAGCATCTTCATATACTCTATCTTTTGCTGCGAAGTTATAAACTTTAGCATCACCAATTTTACTACTGGTGCCTGCTACATTAGCACTACCACCATTATTGGGTCCACTCATCAGATCAATTCTGTTCGTAAATGTAGTGATACCACTTACATTATTTACAACGAACTTATTTCCCATTTCAAATGGGAACGCTTTATTCTTTACTTCCTGAGTTTCTCTTGGTTTGAAGAAATCAAGAGTTGTGGGTCCATCAGTTGAAACATCAAAACCATGAATATATGCCTTACCTGCACTAATTTTTAAGCAAGCAAGATCATCATCCGGTTCATTACCATCAAGAGTTGTCTGATCAGAAAAATATACACCGTCGTTACCCTGTCTATCATTGAGACATTCGGTAACATTTAGCAGAAACTTATTGACTGTGTAGTCACCAGACTCATCAAAAGTTCTTCTAGCAAGATAATCTCTAATTTTAGAGTATTCTGATTCTTTCTTAATTGAAAGAACATCTCCATTACTGACACGCATAACTTCTACGAAGTCAGTGTCATCAAAATCACTTACAGGTTTCTTATCAAGAATAAGACTGATCTTAAGTCTATCAGCACCAGGAGCAGCAAAATTACTAAAACCTTTTGCATTATCATAGAGACTGTTATCAGATTTAGCTGATACTGTGCTCTCCACAACTCTAAGTCCTACTCTGAACGAAGGTTGTGAATTGTATTGATCGAGGATAATTGTTTGTTTTTCTACTCTTACAAAATTACCTCTAATAAAATATACACCTTCATCAACAGAAGCAGCAGAACCAATAGTACAAGCAGTTATATCAATAGTAGAAGCAAAAGTGCCGCCAGCATTGATAGTTGTGCCACCATAAGTAAATGGTTCCTCAGCAACTAAAACTTCAGATTCACCAAAGAAGTTAAAGTCTCCAGTTGTAGAAGAGTTAATATATTTTACAAAGAAAGTATCATAATCATTATCAGATTGAGATGCGCTGATGTAGTTAATAACCTTAGCAGTCACTCCAGAGGATTGACCTTTTATTCTTTTTCCAATAACATTATTAGCATATACTCCGACATCTACGCCAAGATGAGTTGGATTTACTTGAACAGCATAATACTGCCCATCAAATGTGACGGATCCGGGGATAACAATGGACCCTTCTTTAAAGATGTGACTACCAAATGTTTCTACCTGATTTTGCAGAATAGATTGTAAAGTAGAAAGTTCTCTAGCCTGTACAGGGAATCCTGGTTTAAACAGGACACGATGATAACCCTTGCTAGGGTCAAAATCATCATAATACGGACTTACATTGAGGTTAGTCTGTTGTGGCATCTTCTTAGAATTCTAAAACGATTTTGATGTCTTCTTTTTGACGCTCATTCCTTGTAATAGATGGTCTATTATCAAGGTATATGATCTCTCCAGTCCTTTTATTTATTTCGGCACCAGCAAGTCCATTTGTAAACTGAACACCCAAATCAACAACTTTACCTGCAGGTGTGGTAGTTGAGATGCCAGAGAATGTTGAGTCAATGTTAACACTAAATCCACTAGGACCAGTTATAGCATTGCTAGAAGAGTCAAAGTCAATAACTTTGGCATCTCCACCCACACCAATACTATCTGTAGAATCATAAAGATTGGGATTCAAATACAGATTTCTATCTTGGAAATACTTGACAACTTGTGTACTAATGTCGTAGGAAGCAACATATCCCTTTGCTGTTCCTACACCAGTAATATTTTGTTCAATCTTACCTCCGATGGCAAGAGCTTGACTAGTATTTCCTGTAAATTTAATTGATTTAGAGGCAGAGAATTCTGAAGTATTCAGAATAGCAGTAGATCCAGCACCTGCAGAAATCGGGTTTTTGATTACACCGATCTGAGCAAATGTAGTGTCTGAAATAAAATCATATGAGGAACTATCAAATCTAGAATAAATTAGAACTTTATCAGTTCCTAGTTCCTTGTACAAGTCAAAACCATGTCCACTAGATGGAGGAATGATTGGGGTCAGTCTGGCAAACTTAGTAGCAGAAGAGTTGATAGAAGAAAGATCAACTCGACCAAAACTGTAACCCTGACCACCAGCAGTTACAGTTGCAGAAATAATTTGCCCGTTTGTATTAGTTTGTACCCTTACTTTACCTCCAACTCCATCTCCAAGAATATCAAGTTCTATAGGAGTGGACAAGAAGGAATATCCCTCACCCTGCTCGTCAATTGAAACGACTTTAATCTGATTATTGTTTATCGCAGAATCTCCGTTATCTCTAATAACTTTAATTTCATTCTCGGAGGAAGTTGCCCATTCATTAGGAACCGCTACATATTCCGTTGAGTCAAATTTAACAATATCAGCAGGGGGGACAGTAAAGAGGTATTTCCACTGATAACCGTCGCCACTTGTTCCTGCAGCGGAAGGTTCCAAGTCAGTAAATGTAGGTTCATCTAGTGATGCATTTGCTGAAGATGTGATACCTGCTGAACCATTATTGATACAAATATAGACTCGGAAGTCTTTATTAATAATATAATAGTTTGATGAATACAGTCTGCTAGAGTTTGATACTAATGATCGGTTATTAGTATCATAGTCATGACGGTACATATCATATGATGTACCTTTAGTCCACTGAGTCTTACGAATCAATCTTCTAACATCACCAGGCAATACCTTCCGCCCGAAAAGCATCGTATCATACACATGATTGATATAGGTAATATTATCAATCGGAGATGGTGGTTGAACCGTCGTGCTATTCCAGGTACTAGTTCTTCCATAGCCCGTGATGGTCGGGTTGGCAAGACTTAAAAAAGTAAAGTATGAATTAGTACCGTCAATTACAGAGTCTACAAAATTATTTGCATTAATAACCCTAAATTGGTCGGTGATAATGGCTGCCATTATTATGAACGGGCGGAAGGTCTAACTTTTTTGTATTTATAAGATCTTAGGCAATCCTCCAGTTCCTCTCAAACCACAACCACGCCTTTGTACAATAGGATAGTTGCTTAGATCTGGGTCAAAAGTAAGACCCTTAAGGTTTGCGTAAACAGGAAGACCAGCATCTCTAGTAATATTGCTAAACTTACCCCAGGTGAAGTGACAGTATGGACCAGCGGTAGAACCGACACCTACAAAATCACTTATATCAGTGTAAGAAGCAATATTAGCAGTCATTACACCAAGACGACTACCCGTTGCAGGTACAAACGAAATTGCATGGTTGTAGTAGATGTTGTCACCATTGAAGGTACTGATTCCAACAATATCAGTGTCATGAGTGTCAATACTAGTTACTGCAACACCTGCAGTATTGATACCAGATCCATAAAGTTTAAACGGTTGACCCGTCAGCAATCCACTAGGATCGTTACCAGCATTTACAAAACTCTCAACATTGAACTGGATCTTGATGCCAAGATCAGTACCGATTCCAGGACAGGTGCTGATGCCTGTAACAACTCCGATGAATCCTTGAACATTAGCAACAAGAGGTTCAATGCCAGTCATATTCTCAAAGTTAACACCATAAACTGCAGTTGTTCCGAATCCAACCTCTGCAACATATGCAAGAGAGAATGACTCGTTTAACAAACCATCAGTGTCTTTGAATAATGCTGTGGAATCAACATATACAAAAGCATCAGTAGTGCTAACAACACCAATTACATTTGCGACTGGATTGATTTGTGCCTCAATAGAATCTCTTGCCTTAGATACAATAGAACCATCAATCAAAATATCCTTTTTCTGCTTGATCCAATCCATCGGTTTGTAGTTATCGTTACTGATACCTACGCCCTGATAGAAAGCGGTCTCTACAGTAGCGGCACTATCAACCCTCTTAACGATTCTTTCTGCACTTTGTGCAAAGTTAGGAGTGCTTTTAGCGACCTGATTAAGTTCAATTTGAGAACTCTTTCTCAGTCTAAGATTATCACCAACCTTAATAACTTCGTTAACATCGAATAAGAAACTATCCTGACCAATAGATCCTCTGTAGAAGAAGATAACGACATTATCTTCTTTAGTAGGAGCAGTTGTAAATTCAATAACAGAACCACCATCGAATGAATAGTGAATTCCAGGTTCTTGAATAACACCATTGATAAAGATTAGAAGAACAGATGCAAGGTCAATTTCTTTAGAGTCTTGATCATTTCTGTCAATCTCAAAGGAGACAATCTGTCTCTGATATTCGAGAATAAATCTCTTCTGATCACCGTTTTGATATCTCTCAATATTGTCAAGATAATCAATATTACCAAACTGCCAAGATGCTACTTGGTCGGTAAATACATCGACAACCTCAAGTTCAAACTGAGAGAAGTTGTTTCCTGCCTGAGGATCTGTTGCAAGACCAGTAACGGTAAACTTGTCTCCACGCTTAAATCCATAACCCTTTTTAGATAGTTCAAACTCAGTAACTGCAAAGTAGGTGGATCCAATTCCAGTTGCAGTGTTGATACCTGCGATTTGTACTGTGACGGAGCAACCAACACCCGTTACAGTCGTATTACCCAGACCAATTCTGGATACCCCAACAACTGGCAGATTTTCGCCATTGGGTTCAGGTGGAAATGCAGCTGCATTTACATAACCAACACCACCATCGTTAACAGTAAATACGAGACTACCACCAGCACCAACTACAGCAGATACATCTGCTCCAGTACCAGCACCACCGCCAGGTCCAACAAATACTGTAAAAGTATTTACGGTTGTGGCAGTAATTGCTGTCAAGATACCAGCAACAGGATCAGTCGCTCTAGGATAAAGATTTATTCCTAAGAAGTTATCGCTATCACAAGTAAATCCTAGAGATCCCGTATCAATACCAATAGTATTACTAGTGGTCAAACCGTGTGAAGGAACGGTGACAACCAATTTACCTGTGTGTGATGTATACTTAGCATTGGTAGCAGTATGTCTTGTTCCCGTGTTATCAAAGATAGAATTGATGCCAGCAGATGCATATCTGTGCTCAAACGCAACATCAGTAATAGCAATACCGATTGTTCCGAGGTTAGTGTTGTAACCAGAACCAAATGTCAATGGGAAGAATGGTGCAACAGTACCACCACTTACATAAGTATGTGGGATAGTTGATGCACCGACTTGTACCTTGAAGGTTCTTGCGGAAATAATACCAACAACATAGAAAGGATCATTATGATCTGGGAAAATATTAGTCGTAACGCCAGCATGAGATGCACCACAAGTAAACTCAAGACCAACCAACTTGACGAAATCTTCAAGAACAAGAGTATGGTTGCCAATGGTAGAGACTGTCATAATGCCAGTCTTATTGCCATAAGTAGCATCTTCGATGTCAACGAATACCCCTGTAGTAGATACGCCGATAATTTCTGTAATTGTTCCAGCAGTGTTTACATTGACCTTGACAGATGTAGCATTGAACGGTGCGTATCCTCTACCAGGAGTAGATGCAAGAGAAACAATAACGCCGCCTCTTGGTAACTGGTTTTGGTTAATATCATCCTCATCAATAATTAGATCCGTAAATCCAATTGATGTAATACCACTGAACTGAACACTAGCAGCAGTAGAGACTGGATCTTCAATAATCTTGAAGTTAGAAACACCCTCGTTGTTCTCACCAAATGGTGCTTGGAAGATGCCGTTAATAAACAGTACACCGTTACCACCAGTAGAACCAATACCAGTTACAGCAGCGCCAGTCGTTGACAGGTCAAAGGTATTTTGAAGACCATCAAACTGATCAGAGAAGTCGTCAAATAGTTCGTTAGTTTTATAATCTTGTCTGAGGTAAGTTCTACCACCAAAGGATGCTCTAGGATAAGGAAGGTTAGCGGGGTTGATAATTCCAAGGTCACCACCTAAAGGTGCCTCAGTAAAGTGAATTTTACTGTTGAGAATCTGAAAAGCACCTCTATGGATTCTTGCAACATCACCAACAGAATGACTTGTAGCAATGGATCCAACAGCACCCCTTTCTACCTCAACAATATTCCAGGTGCCAATACCAGTAATAGGACCGGATGGTTGAGTTGCAAAACCAACAGTTTGTACAATAGAGTATTCCTCATCAATCTTTAACAAGTCACCTGAGGCAACTGTACTAAGACCACTAAGAGCAAATGCGGTAACAAAACCATTGACTGCTACATCAAGATCGTAAATGATCTTAGTGAACGAGATTGGTTTCTGAACAATACCGTTGAGAGCGATGATTGATTTTTCATCTCTCTTATTCATAGTGAACCTATGCTGGTTACCAGCAGAAGTCCCAGGTTGGAATGTTACTGCAATACCCTGTCTAGCATCGGTAATATTAGTAGAGATGAAGAACTGGTTATTATTACTCTTAACAATAAAGACGGTGCTTGGCAGAGAAGTATGACCATAACCTGTAACATATTGTAATGCACTAGCAGCAACACCAACGATATTTGATCCTGGGTTGTAAGAAACTTCCTCAGTATTAGAGAAGAAGTGCTTGAAACTTACTAAACCATTTCCAAAATTAATTTGGTTGGGGTTTTGAGGATTAAGATTTCTTTCGTAAATCGGAGTTCCTTCATACTTAAGATCGAAGCTTCTAATGTTTCTGTTGTTGATACCCAGGTAGGTATTTGAGGTAACATTCTCAAATACCTTACCATAGTCAAATGAACCAATACCAGAAAGAGTACCGTTAGGATCATCATCTTTATAAAGAACTTCGTTGTAAGAAAAGATACTGACCATGCCAGACACGCCAGCATCGGGGAAGAATTCAAGAACAATTTGATTTCCTCTATATTCTGCACCAAATGTTCCAAGACCGGATGTAGTTCCAACAGCAGCAATTGGTTGCTGTGTGATGAATGTATCTTGTTTTTCTGGATCACTCAGGACATAAATTTGATGTAATGTCTGAGTTTCACCAATCGCTACATGTGCAGTTGTCTTGAATGAAATATCAGTGAATGTTGTGACTCCTACAATAGTAGAAATACCTGTGGTTGCCGATGATCCAACAACGACTCTAGCCGTTCTTTCTGTACCTTCGGGAGTAAACTCAAGATTGAGATGCCTGACACTAGTTGTTCCGAGACCAACATTCTCAAACGATATGAACTTACTTCTTATGGATACAGGAGTTGATTCATTATGGACATAATTGATCTTAACAACACCACTTTCAATGGAAGAAGTAAATGTTCCCATGAAGTTGGGACCAGACAGACCACCGACACTTTGCTTAGTGTTGAAAGTTGCTAACTCAGTCAGATAAGTATCTGTTCCGTCATGCTGCAATGCCAACTCGACATAATCAATCTTACCGTCAGTATTGTTCACAACAACAAAGTGACCGACACCACCTACAAATGTAGTTGTACTGAAACCAGTAACTTGTGTTGTAGATCCAGCGGAAACCGTAACATTAGCAGAGGAGTTGACAACATTACCCGTGTTGATGGAACCGATACCTACATCAGAAGCAAATCCTTGTTGGAATGCTTTGATATCATAATCAGTGTCGAAAGTCTCGTAAGGTTTAATTCTTACTTCAGTAATATTGTCATTTGAATTGAAGAAAGCGAAGAACTCTGCGTAACCAGTTGCTAAACCAACATTGTTGGTGTTATTGAGTTGTGCTTTTTGTAGAAGATATGTATTGCCATCTTGTGCTACTAAAATAACTTCATTGAACTGATATTGATTTAGAAGAGGATTCGCAGCATCATGCTTGGTGATAATCAAATATCTTGAGAAGTTTCTTCCAGCAACAGCTGCTGCAATAGTTCTATCATCACTCAGGTCATTAGATTCGTTACTTACGAAGAAAGGTGAGATATCGTCATGCTGAAGGACTCTGTTAGTTTTATTCAGGATGAAGTCAGAGAGTCTTGTAGACTTAAGTTCTAAGAACTTAGAAACATTGTCTGAAGAATCTACATCTCTAGCAAGGTCAAATCCATAGATTGCATCAACTCTCAGAGGATCGCTAACGAAATCAAGTACAAATCCACCAGCATCATCTGCAGGTCTCGTAGACTCACCAGCATTACCGCTAGAAAGAATCTGAGTATTAGCAAAGTTCTTCATCCCTGCGGGGTGAACAATGTCATTTACATGAGTAATGATTTCATCATATGTCTTATTACTTTCAATAGCATATGACATATTCTGATAATAATCATTATCAGGCAAGAATTGGTTATTATCACCGACTAAACCGATGTTATCCGACCAACCAACATTTGTATCGATTGTAGAACTAATATCAAAGTACCCATCAAACTCACTAATGGTATCAACTTCTGCACGGTCACCGCTATTTGTACCTACAAGCAGATCATCAGGTTCCAGAGGTCTGGATCCCTCAATAACCATGACTCCAGTGCTAGTGTCAATAGATCTTAAAATAAGATCTAATTCTAAGTCGTTATTTCTTCTAAGGGATTCATTAATAGAAAATGGGGAGAATGCCTTGGTTACCGAAAATTGTGCAAGGTTTCCTGCCTTAACGATCTGACCAAATCCAGGTTTAACTGTTGCACCAGTTCCGGTGTTGGCAGAGAGAGAAGAATATTCAAATGTTATTTGTCTTGGGTTTACTGCGGAGTTGTAATCAGAAATAGTAAAGTTTTGGAACTTATAGTCACCAGAGTTAAATCCATCGCCATCATTATTAAATTCTACACCCTCAAGGAATACCAACTCACCAACAGAGAATGGTTCGTTAACATATCCCAAAATCGGAGTTGTGATCTTACAAGTAAGGAAACCTACATCAGATTCTGCTTCAATAATAGAAATACCGTTACTGTTTCTGAGAGGAGCAAGTCCATACTCAGCACCAGATAATCCTCTTGGTTGTACAGAAACTTCTACTGTGTTTACAGCAGAATCACTCAGTTCACATTTAATAAGACCATTATTAACAATTTCTCCAGTGTTTTTATCAAAGAGAGCAAGTGAAGGAGCATTCAGATACGATTTACCACCAAAAGTAACTTCAGCTGCAACTACTTGGTTGGCATTCTTAATTCTTACAACTCTAGGTAAGAAAGCGTCTGGTTTAAGAGTATTATCAGAAGGATATCCATATACATCAGTTGGAACAGAAAGATTAGACAGAAGGTTAATATTTTCGCCAATTAACTGAAGTTGTCCACTAATTCCAGTATTTCCAATTGATGTAACTGCAGGAAATTTTTGATATCCAAATCCACCGTTGAGTAGACGGACTTTTGCAATTCCACCAGTTGCACCGATAGAAGTTGTGGTATAGAAAAGTTCAACACAGTCAGTAGACAGGTAGTGTGCTTTTTCTGGTTCTAATGCTAAATTAGCACCAAATGTAGTGGACCCAATTCCATCGACAGTATATGTGCCATTATATCCGCTATTTTCATATGTAATCTTATTGTATCCAATTACCTCTTTATCGGAAGTGGACATATATCCACCCTTCTCAACACCATAATACAACTCACCACTAAATGACTTATTGTATTTGATAGTCTTTGTGGGTGTGGCAGAAGTTAAGGTTGTTCCAATACCAACTGTACCAAACTCAGTTACCTCAACATTTGCAGTAGTTCCGCTTCCAACAAACTCATTAAAGAAGTTGTTATCGTAGAATACTTTTAACTTAGATCCAGATAGTGATGGATCATTGAGATTGAAAACAAGATTGTTGTTTTTAGTTACCTTAAGTGGTGGATTGATTGGATTGAAGGTCTGCCCTGGGAAACCAGTTGACGCTACACTGACTACCTCTGGAGGATCTTTAAAGAGTTGAACTCTGGAGTCAGACAGTTGGAAATTGTCATTATCAACTTTCAATACAAAATAAGTCTTCTGCTCAAGACCACTGGGAAGACTACTTGCCGTACCAAGACTACCATATGCTAATATTTTGTATCCAGTCTGAAAACCGTGATCTTGTACTGTAAATGTATCGGTTATCGTATTAACGCCCGCCCTAGGAATCTCAACAGGATTGACAATTAGATTACCGTCAAGAATTTGGACTCTTACATTTGTAGAGTTTCCAATACCAGTAGTAAGTCCAGGTTGAACGACCAGAGTAAACTTGTCACCAACAGAGAGATTATGATTTTCTTTGGCAACTATCTGTAAATCGTTCTTCTCAATGTCAGCATTTTCCTGTTTGTAGTTTGATTCAAAGTAATAGTTTGCCTTGTCGTCACCAGTGCTCGTAAAGAACAGTTCTGCCGTGTCTGGAGTTGTCTTAAGACCAATTGTGGTAGATGTCTTCCTAACGACATATAGACTGCTTGGAAGGGCACTAGGAGCGATATACGGATCTACAGACCTTGTAGCATTAATATTCGTATTGCCATTACGGTTGAAGGTAACAATATCATTTGTTCTAAAATCATGCTCACCAATAAAAATAGATTTGGAGAGAATTGATCGCGTCTTAGTTACTCCATTAAGAGAAACACTAACCGATGTGGAGAAACCTACAGTTGTGCCTACACCAACCGCTTCTTTAGGGTTGAAATAATACAAGTCTTGGAAATTGGAATCAATAGGAGTTACATCTTTTAAAGGAATAGTAAACTCGCTAGTGAAATAAGTTACCGCAGCACCAGCAGATGCAGTAGCAAATCCAGCATATCTCTCAACTCTTACGATATTTTCACGAGAGAATGTGTTAATAACACGCATTGACTCAGTTCCAATACCAATAGAATCTCCAGCAGACACATTAGGAGGAACTGTAGTCACTCTGATATCTGTGATGATCCCAGTGTACCCATCATCTACAAGACCAGCTGTATATGTTGGTAGAGAGATCTTATGGAAACCTTCAAGTTGAGGAACAAATGTGGTAACACCACTTATCTTTACGAATGAATTTTCTTTATACTCATGGAAGGGATTTACTCTAAACTTAACACCATCGCGAATGGTCTTAAAGGGAACACCTGAAAAACTTTGACTATTGCTAGTGACTCTAGTAATATCTTTACCAAAGATTTTTTGTACATTAGCACTTATACCACCACCACCTGATCCAGTCTCATCAAATACAATAGAATCATTTACACTATATCCTTCGCCACGCTCGGTAATTATGACACTAGTGATGGATCCAATACCAAGATTATCTGGACTAGATTCTTGATTGTTTGTCAAGTATGGTTGGAAGACATAATCATATGCCAGACCATCACCAAACATATTATATGGGAATGTATTTCTTACCAACTTAGAAGACTCAAAGTCAAAATTGGTTTGATCAATTACTAAACCCCTTACTGTGTTCTCTGCAATAGCAAAACTTCTATAAGTATCGCCAATGAAGTATGGGAATAGTGGTTTGTTTAGATTATCTACAGTAGCAAAGTATGCGTAAACTCCTAAAGGAAAATCTGGAGTCTTAGTAAATCTACCATTATGCTCGTCAAGAGTTCCTGATCCGTTGTAGATATAATCATCTACTAAAGATCCGAATGGGAAATTGGCAGTTGGTGGTCTGTTATCAATACCAGTTGCCGAGATTCCGTAACTAGAAGTTTGTAGTTGTACATCCGACTGAATATTATCAGGATCTCTCAGACCAAATGGACCATAAATCGGGTTACCATCATATGCCCAACCGATAATTGGAGAGTGACTAGATCCATCATCTCCATAAAAGTTTCTAATAGAGTTACCATAACCAATATAATTTACAGCGAGACCATCACCGAGTGGAGACAAGAAGTCAAGTTCAGTCTCATCAAGACCATATGCCTTGTTAACCGTAAGAGGTCTCAGTTCAGATTCAAGTCTTAAGTTAGTGCCAACTGGTTGAATATCAATCGTTGTATTTGTGATTGCATATCCAACACCACCAGAGATAACTTTTACATCAGTGACAGATCCTTCTTCTACAACTGCCCTAAGAATAGCACCACTCGCTAGAGTGTTGGCACTACCAACATTAATTTCTGGGGGACCAGAGTAATTAGAACCAGATGCTTTAACAAATGCACTAATAATTCTACCATTAGAAATAATTAATCCAATTTGCGCTAAAGTTCCTCTAGGAATAGAAATGGTAGGAGCATTTACAAAATTGATGATTGTTGAACCATAATTTTTACCTGCCTCATAAAGAAGAGCATCTGTTACTTTACCTCTTACAATAGGAGTTGCAGTAAGAGTTTGTTCTTTTTGATCATCTGTAAGAACCTTGACTTCACACTCAATCTTGGGGAAAAAGAATCTTTGATATCCACTTCCTTGAGAATCTAAAAATGCATAGACTCTATTGTCAAAATTAGTTTTGTTTGGAGACTTATCTCCTTTATTACCTGCCTCAGACAAACGGAACTGATTATCGTTTAATTTAATTACCTGATACTGTTTAGTAGAACTAAGACCAGTGATGGCAGTTGTATCAAATTCGTAATTTAGGATATCGCCATCAACTAATCCGTGATTATCGAATTCTACAAAATCCTTAAATGTGTTGATTCCTACTGTTTTTACAATAAGAGTTCTGCTTCTATAATTTTCTCCAGAGTCCTCTACATTGACTCTAGAAATAGTCGTCTTCTTCTCATAAGTCCTAAAAATATGAACACCACTATTTGATGAGGCAGCATCTTCAGAAATCGTAATTGTGTTGATACCGTTTACAGCATCATTCTTATTGTAGTGAATATACAGAGAATCATTATCAAATGCTCTGACATAGTAATCCTGACCGCTCATAAGGGTCAGTTCAACATTTGAAGCACCAGTTGTAGCAATACCTAAGTTTGTATTGCCATTGCTGTTATAGACGATTCTATCACCAGTCACCATATTGTGACTCTTATTGAAGTTGATTAGATCATTAACTGCCTCTACATTGCCACCTGAGAGAGTGCTGATGCCACTGAAAGTGATCTCACGGTATCTTTCCTCAGTTAGTGCTCTACCTCTAGCTCCAGATCCATTACCACCATATATCTCAACACTGATAATCTTGTTAATATCAAAGTCAAATGGGTCAATAAAAACATTAGAAATTGTTCCAGCAACACTAACTAGCGCAGCTGCAGTATTTGCAGCACTGACAAGAGGATCTTCAATAGTGATACTTGGTGGATGCATGACATCGTACCTATCTCCACCACTCAGAATGTTGATTCTGTTCAGTGGACCATAGAAAACCGAGTCTCCACCTTTGTAGTTAAGAACTTCCGTACCGTTTGTAAGCATGGCAGTGTTGCCATCGGCAGTTCTTTCTGAGGTAGTTTGTGCTTCTTTACCACTCTTAAGATCTTGCTCAAGAATAAATCTACGAATTGGTCTAGATGGGAAAATACTTCTGGTTCCTTGAGAACTCAGAATAAACTCATGTGTACCAAGACCAGTCGGAGGGTTGAAATATTCTGGAAGATTTGCTTTAGTAAATGCTCTAGATGCATACAGTTCGATGCGGTTAGCGGGACTGAGAACTTTTACAAAATAATTTCCTTGGACTAGTCCTGCAATAGGAACTCCAGTAGGAACATATGTAATTTCATCACCAGTTCTGAATGGAACATCATTTGTAAACGCAACTACAGAATATGCATCTTCTACGCTATCGTATCCATCAAAGTTGCCAAGGGCGACAGATGGATCTACCAAAGTAGATCTAATTTTGTCGGAAGAAATTAGATAACTTGGTAGAGAACTTGATGCAACATATCCTTCCCTTTTACCACTATCGGATTCGTTCTCAGTTACAATATAAGTATTATTAATATCAGACAATAGTTGATCTTGTCCACCTCTAATTGGTACAATAGAAGAATTTGCTTTTTTCTGTACTCTTCTAATATCGTAATTGAGAGATGTGTTTAAAGTTGGAATTGTACCCGATATAGTGATCGTATTAGTAGATGTATTGATAGAAGCGACTGTTAACCCAGTTGCATATACTAATTCACTATTTCTACCGACAATCTCAATTTCGTCATCAACTCTAAGACTAGCTTTGTTAATATTGCCAATTAATACAAAACTAGAACCAGAAAATACATCTATAAAATATCTTGCAGAAGTATTGTATACCCAGGAGTTATAAAAAATTTCCTCGTAACTTCTATTCTGTTCAGGATCGTCAATATACCTTCCTAAGTTTCTAATTCTGATAGATGATGTCTCATCTAAGTTTTGGAGTTGCTGATTGGTCAAAAACTGGTTTAGAACACCAGTAACTCGCATTTCTACCTTTTTAGTAGTATCTCCACTCTCATAACCATAAACAATGTTAGGTGCGGAGATTTTTGAGTTATTTGGGATGGATGTTGCAATAGACGGATTTACATCAAAAAATTGATTGATGCTTTTAGTCGAATATGTTAAAGTTTGGGAATAACCGTTTTCAGGGTCACCAATATTCAGAGTACCCGTACTGGAAAAACCAATAGTTGAGTCTACAGTGATTACAGATGCACCAAGTCCAACTATACCAATATTTCTAGTTCTACCAGGAACTTTGAATTCTCCATCAGTAAGAGATCGTTCATCGAAACCTGTAAACAACGAAAGTTTGTAATAATTATCTCTAATTAGAGAAACTTCGGAAATAGGACCAGATGCCGCGCTAAAATTATCATTAGTGATATCATCATCTTGAAAAAGAGTTTCTCCAACAAGATTTTCAGGATCTCCTGAAATTAATTCTATGGAAATAGTTTTTCTACGAATATAATTTGCAAATGACGGTTTAATGAGATATTTCTCAAGATCGTTGATTTTTGGTTCAATACCAAATAACGCTTTGAAGAGAATTTTGAAAGAATCCTGTGTTCCCTTCGATTCGTATAAACTTCTTGCTTCTTTGACAAAATTATTGATATCTAACTGTGGTGATAAAGTTACTCCCTCTAATCCAGGAGTATACATCGTTTTTAACTTTTTATAGAACTCTTTCAGAAAAAGAGCACTAACATTTTGTACAGAATCCCCAGTAGTGTGACTTCCAGCAGTAGTTTGCTCCCAAACTAGATTGGAAGGATCATTAGGAGTGGTATAAGTGCTGATTCCACTGAATCCCCTGGTACATCCAGAAAAAGTAGTTTGAGTTTTTTCTGCATAGGTAATAATCTCATTATTGATCTTAATCAGACCATGGTTATTAGGATAACCGTCAGTATTTCTTACATTGATCGTATCATCACTTGCTGAGATGTCAGAAGTCAGATCTGTGACTCCCCTAATGACATCTACAGTCAAATTATCAATTTTGATGTACGCATCAATATTTTCAGCGATGTCAGCAGGACCACCCTGATAATCTTGTGAGATATAATACTGTTTTAAGAACTCAACAAACTTGGGGTTCTCAGATACAGCAAATTCGGGTACAGATTCAGATATAACCTGATATGTCTTTACCCGTGGACTTAAGGGGGAGTTTGTCTCGATCATCCTACTGTCTAATTAGCGATCCGTTGGAGTAGCTAGATGTAACTTGATATCCAATGCCAGAAATTTGCTGACCGGAGGATATAGTGTCTCTCACGATATTTATCTCAGAATTTGACAAGTCCAATGACAAGTAAATGTCTTTCAACCCAATAACATCATTAGATTCTGGATATGCTTGCACTTCGATGATTCCATTACCCTTTTCGGTGGCAGTAATCTTAACAGCATTCAGTAATATTTCACCTTTTATGTAATCTACCGTTCCAGCGGACTTGACAACAACTTCAGCGCCGTCCCCTTCAATTTTTGCAGGTTTGAAAATAGCAATGTCGCCAGTTCTGCCATCACTTCTTGGAATATCGGTAAGATATACTTTTTCAGTGACTCCTGCAATAGTGAATGCTGTAGATTTGACTGTTCCGCCACCTTCTAGGATGTGGAACTGGTTTCCGAAGCATAATTCATACTGTGCGACTTGATCAACCAATGCTTTTAGATCACGACGAATGGTGACCCTCATAATATTTGATGTAATCGAGTTATTTGTATTATCTACAATATTTTGTGCTTCAGAATACTTAAATCTTCCACCAAATCTATTCAAATTAGCAGAATTGCCATATGCAGTCAAAGATTGAGTAATTTCTGCTTTTAATTCACTTGCATCGTCAAAAACAGAGTTGTTATAGTAGACACTAGTGTCAAGTTCAATATACAGAATTCTCAGATCTTCAATTCTTTGATTAATTCCAGCAACTGCATATTGTTTTAGTTTATTAAGAATATTCTGTTTAGTAAAGTCAGATAAGAATGTACCATTTCTAGGTTTGATACTCAAAACTACAGTTCCGAACTCTGGTGGGTCTAATTCTTCTCCACCGACTACAGAAATTGATTCTGTATTAGGATAAATGTCTTGAACGATAGCTTCGTAATCTCTCGGTGTAACCGCCCTGTTCTGTGCGGAGTACATTCTTGGTGCATAGTATCGTATAGAGTCAATTGCCTCAATGTCGGACCCATTACGGGCGTTCTGAGTGGTTGTTACGGTTACTACATTGGAAGATGTTAAACTCTGCTTAGCATCGTTCTGTACATCACCAGAGAAAAAGAAATTTTTGCCTTCGTTACCATTTTTTCCATCAGTTACAATGTAACTAATATCGACAATATCTCCCTGTTCTAATTTTGTACCAAAAAGACCATCACCAAACAACATTTCATATGTTTCGTTCGGTGCTTCTTGAATTAAATAGATATTTGACTTATCAGTTACGCTAATAATGTTGTCAACCTTGGAAAATGCTAATCCTGCAGACGCACCAGACTTTCTAATCTCTACTCTGAGAGTGTCAATGTCTACATTTGGGTTTTCAATGACGAATCTTTGATCGGTACTACCACTTACCACCCATTCTTTTGTTAAAACAGTCCCTTGGAAGACATCAATGTTCTTAAATTGTGCTGTACGCGGCGGATTTGCTCCTGCAGTGCCTCCAGTATCAATTGGACTGACTGCGATGATGTCTTCTGGGATAGAAAATACGAAATTTGTATCGTTTATAGCGCCAACACACACTAATCCTTTCTTCAGAGTGACAGTTGTGCTGTTTCCGTTAAATTTAAAGTCAAAATTGACTATTGCTTGCGCTGCCTTGCGTGATTTTGGAACATATCCAATGTTTCTAGCAAGAGAAACCACATTTTCTCTTAAAACTGCTGAATCCAAGAAGGATTCGTTAGCAACCATATTGCTATTGAACGCCGTCAGGTAAGTATTGTACGCCAATATGTCAATCAAGACCGACATATTCGATCCTTCAAAGTCAAAATCAGAAAAATCCGAGTTTGCCCTCAAGTAATCTTTGATTGATCCTTTGACTTGATCAAAATTTAGGTTAGTATACTTAAAAGATGGCATTTTTTTACCTAGCTGGTTCTAAAATAAAGTCAAAACTTTGACTTGGGAACTCTTCGCCCACAATGTCATAGTTAATTGTCACCTCAAAAGCATTATTATCTGGTCTTGGACTGACCTGAACGGTAGTATTTGCAATTCTACCTTCAAATCCCTTCAGAACATCGAGAATTTGCTGAGCAATAACACCCGATGTTGCATAGTCTACAAAATCAAAAAGGGAAGAGGTGACATTAGTTCCTAAAACAGAACTGAATGGACGCTCTCCCACAATAGTTTGCACCAAATTCCTGACAGCACGCTTAATTGCGTCCTCATCTTTGAGAACTCTTATGTCTCCACTAACAGGATGAGGCTCAAAGGACAGTGAAATATCTTTGAATGCCTTTGATTTTGATGAAGCCATCCTTAGGCACTATATATCGACATTATTTATAGTCACTCTTGGAGAAGATCAGGTTCTGTCTCATCATTTTTATAATCACCAGCTACTTCACGAAGAATTTTGTCTGATTTTTTACGATCATTTTTAACTCCCCATGAACCACCAACGCCACCGTCCATATTTACAATGAGATCGTCATCCATTTTCTTTCTTATAATATTATAAGATTATTTATTCCTTCTTCTCTGATTCTGTCTCCCAGAAATATTCATCAGTATCTCCTAGTCTACCCCATCTAATACCATTCTCTACCTGAAAGTAATGTGTACTTACTTTGAAGTCTGGTATAAGTGGTTCTTCGGG